CCAGGTGGCAAAGCAACCGGTTCCCGAACTGACGAAGTCCTCAACGCGTAAGAACATTAAAAATGAAGCAGCCGCCAAAGCGACGAAGCAGCCGGTGGCGGCCCAAGTGGCAAAGCAACCGGCGGCGGCCTCAGTGGCAAAGCAACCGGCGGCGAAGCCTCAAAACACGAAACCGGCGGCGGCCCCAGTGGCGAAGCCTCAAAACACGAAACCGGCGGCCCCAGTGGCGAAGCAACCGGCGGCGGCCCCAGTGGCAAAGCAACCGGCGGCGGCCCCAGTGGCAAAGCAACCGGTTCCCGAACTGACGAAGTCCTCAACGCGTAAGAACATTAAAAATGAAGCAGCAGCCGCCAAAGCGGCGAAGCAACCAGTGGCGGCCCCAGTGGCGAAGCAACCAGTGGTCCCAGTGAAGCGGGGTCCACAAATACGAGTGTTGCCCATACCCAAAGCACCACAGAACGCTCCAAAACGGCGGAGCGCGGCAGCTGCGGCCGGAGCGGTAACTAAACAAATGATAGCTGGTAGTTTCAATTTCAGCGGAGTACCCGTGAAGAATAGAATAAGAGCATTTGAGAAAAAGACATCATAAAAAATATTTGAATAATATATAATGAACTCTCCAGTAGCGGTGCGCATTCCATTGCGTCAAAACGTTTCGCTCGCCGTGTTCGGGTACACGGAGGTTGCGAAGATGAGCAGGTACGCGAGACACCGGGCTCTGTCGCGTGCCGTGAAGGCTGGCGAACCCCCTCTTGGTCTCTTCCGCCGTCTCAATGCGTTGATGATTTTTTTCAAGAACAGCAAACCACGCCTGTCAAAGATTTTCAAGTCAGACAGAAACTGGGTCAAGTTAAAGTTTATGTCCAATAAGTAGGTAAGTATGTGTGATGTGTGTTGTGAGTCATGGAATAAAACAAATCACAAAAAGGTTGCATGTTCTTTTTGTGATTTAGTATGTTGTCGCACGTGTGTTCAAAAATATATCCTCAGCGTGCACGAGGACCCTCACTGCATGGGGTGTAAGACGCGTTGGGACCGCGAATTCGTCGATAGCTGGTGCACGAAAAAGTTTCGCAACACGGAACTTCGTGTGCACAGGGAGACCATTCTTTTCGAAAGAGAACGCGCACTTTTTCCAGACACGCAACCACAGGTTGAACGGATACTGCGGATGCGCGACATTCGAGAAAACATCCGAGAACTGCGTTCGGTGCTGATTCAATTGTTGAATCACTTCCACATCCCGATTCCAGTCGTGGACGATACGCATTTCGACCGCCACCCGGACCTCCGCGCGGTTCACGAGCAGTACACGAACGCCTTGATAGAATATGAAGAGTTGCGCACGGGCTCAATACACATGCAAGACAGCCAACGACGCTTCGTGCGAAAGTGTCCTAATGGGGAGTGTCGAGGGTTCATGGATGAAAGTTGGTATTGTGGCATGTGTCGCTCGAATTTTTGCGTCAAGTGCAATGAACCCGTGCACGAGGACCACGTGTGTGACCCGGATGCCGTGCAGACCATGCAACTTTTAAACAAAGACACGAAACCATGCCCCAAGTGTGGAGAAATGATACAGAAGACGTCGGGGTGTGCGCAGATGTGGTGCACGTCGTGCGAGACCGCTTTCGATTGGCGCACGGGGGTGATTTGTGTAGGAAAAATACACAACCCACATTACTTGGAGTTTAAGAGGAAACAAAACTCTTTGAATAGGGAACACGGGGACATTCCGTGTGGTGGCCTTCCGACATACCAGGAACTCCGTAACATGGAGAACCCGCCATGTGCGGAGATACTCAACCTGCGCTGCATGCTGATGCGCATGGATGGTGAACTACGCTGGCGATGGGCGGTGCACGACGATGACATGAACGTGTACATACGCATTAAGTACATGCTTCAAGAGATGGATGAGTTCGAATTCAAACGAGAGTTACAACGTCGAGATAAACTAAACGCCAAATCGAGGGACGTGACACACATATTCCAGATGTTCTTAGACACCTCGAGTGATGAACTGCGCCAATACGTGCTCGGCAAGGAGACGGGTGAAGTCGTCGATAATTTGCGTTTGCTCATAAAATACACGAATGAGGTCATACAGACGATACACAGTAGATATAATTGTGTGACACCCCGCTTTCTAGAAAAAATCTGAGTGTAATGTAAAGTGATGATTCTCATCCTGATTCTCATTCTGTTAGTGTGGTACCTGTTACCGCGCTACCAGCACCCCGTCGTTTTGAAGAACGTGCTGACATCAGAGGAATGTGAACACATAAAGAAGCAGGCGTTGCCTCGACTGCATCCATCCACCGTGGGTGGGAACCATCAGGTGAATAAAAACATTCGTCAGAGCGACACGGCGTGGTTGAATGGCGACGAAGACCCCGTCGTCAAAGACATCATTAAACGATTAATCAAACACATCGACCGCCCTGTGAGTAATTGTGAACACCTTCAAGTGCTGCGTTACAAGCCCGGAGGATACTACAAGCCGCACTACGACGCTTTTAAAAATGGAACAAATCCACGAATGTACACGTTCATTCTCGCCCTCAACGACGACTACGAAGGCGGTGAGACTGCGTTCCCCACGATTAAGAAGAGTTATCGCATGCCGAAGGGCGATTGTCTCTTGTTTGAAAACCTCGACAATTACGAGCTCATGACGGGGCGGGCGTACCACGGCGGTCGTCCAGTGACTCGTGGTGAAAAGTGGGTGTGTAACCTCTGGGTCCACAAGTATCCATACACTGGCACTCAATGACTTAAAAACATGGGACGTTGATATAATGAAATGACATGGACGCCATACGTAAATCCCATAATCAACATAAGCGTGACATCATCGACGCCGTGTGCCGCGAGGGTTTACACGTCCTCGACGTTGGCTGCGGCTTTGGTGGGGACCTACAGAAATGGCGACGCGTCGGCGTGCACGTGAGCATGTGTGACCCAAGCGCGGAGGCTTTAGAAGAGGCAAAGAGTAGAGCCAGGACGTTGAAGATGCACGTGAATTTTTATTTAGGTGACATCACGGCGTGTCCTAATAGAAAATACGACGTCGTGTGTTATAACTTTAGTCTGCACTACATCTTTGCTTCTTCGGACATATTCTACCGAAGCATCAAAGAAATACGAAAGCGCATGAAACCAGGGGGCACGCTCGCGGGCATCATTCCCGATAGCGACGCCATCATCATGCGCACGCCCATGCAGGACGAGCTTGGAAACTTTTTCATCATGAAGAATTCACCCGAAGGTGGGTTCGGGGAGAAGCTGTTCGTGAACCTGGTGGACACGCCGTACTACGCGGAAGGTGCGAAGAGCGAACCCGTGGCGTATAAGGACCGCCTCGTCACGACGTTGGAGGAGTATGGATTTCATCTCGTCTACTGGGGTCCTCTCGATGGACACGCGGTGACTCGAATGTATTCGAAATTTATCTTTGCCTATAGAAAGTGATGTTCGTCGTTTTGATTTTAGTGTTGGTGAACGTCTATTTATTCGCGACCACGAAGGAGCCCGAAAAGGTTCGAGTCGTGCGCGAAAAATATAACACCTTGCGAGAAGCTCTCATCAGTAGGGGGAAGTTTCCGAAATTGCACAACCCCATGCCCCTCACAGCCTATCACAGAACGTGGGATGGTGCGCTCGGGTACAACGTGAACAAAGGATTCGAGGTGGGTGTGTGCATCGATGGAGAGGTGAATGAAATTTTCCACATCCTCCTTCACGAGTTGGCGCACTGCGTGGTGCCAGAGTACGACCACAGCGATGCGTACTGGAATAGTTACGTAGAACTTAGAGACTTAGCCGTTGAACTGGGCATCTATGAAAAGATTCCAGACAAGACACCGTTTTGTGGTAAAGATGTTCAGGACAGGTAAAAATAAAATGTCAGTAAATAATACATAAATAATGGCACAGACGCCGCCTAAAGATTTATTCATGGCCATCTTTTACTGGTTGGTCATCTATTACGTCGCACTTCTCCCGGTTGTCGTGCAGCGATACGAGGCGCGTTTGGTGCTCCTCACGCTCATCGTACCGAACGTCATGCGCATGGCGGTGAACCGCCTGCCTCGCCTCGCCGTAGACCGCAGCTTTTTCTTCACGGCGACCGCCATAGCGTTGATTCTCACGTACGTGTTACACACGATGTTCAAGAAGACGCGCGAAGACATGCAAGAATTTGGAAAGGACGTCGAGAAGACACTGAAAACGAGTGGCTTATTGACGGCGACTTTCATTGCCGGGGGGTTGTTGACCTATTACATGGGTTTAGACCGCTCGATTTACAGCAATCTCAACTGGGAATGAACTCAGATGTAGTTCTTACCAAAGTAGAAAAGAACCGCCGCGACCGCGCCCGTCGCGGCTAAACCGACCGCGCTTCTGCTCCCCTGTTCGTTAAGGAACTTGGGAACAGAGGTCACTAACTTATCCTGTACGGGCTTGGACACCGCCGCCGCCGCGCACGCCGCCACGAGGAGTGCCGTCATTTGGTCATCAGAAAGACCCATCGGGTTCTCCTTGGTCTTCGCAGGGGCTTCTTGTTGCTGCATCGGCTGGGCGAAACCGGTCGGCGCGCCCGCTTGCGGTGCAACCATCTGCGGCATGACACCTTGCATCCTGGGGTCCATGGCCGGCATGGCCATCATAGACGCGGGTTCGTTTTCCATGATTTCAGAGATTGGGGTTGAATCCATGGTTTCTTTATGTTCTTTCCGGATATTTTTTTCATCAGAAACAAACGCCGTCGAGGGCGATTCACTCGGCGGTGGCGACAGAGTCACCATACCATCTCCTGTGTCTGTTAAATTATATGTCGTGATTTGGTCGGACATTCTGAAATAGTCACTCATTTCTTTTTAGTGATAGTGAGCGCAGTCTTCTTGTTCATTTTCTTCGGGTCCCCCTGGCGGTCTTGCATGTGTTTGGGGTTGTACATCTTTTTGTGCACCGCCCAAAGTTCTGGGGCGCCGACTCTGAAGTTTTTCCTGACGTTTGCTTTGTACCAAAACACACAATCGGTGATTTTATTACTCTTCACGGTGTTATCGAGAACAAGACACTCGTAGTTTTCCGTGCACGCGTCCATGACTTTGTTGAACATGTCAAAAGAAGGGAAGATGCCAAAGAAACTTTTATAGAGTTTCTCTCTGTTCTGAATGATGTTTTCCCTGAGGATGAACACGTAGTCCACGTTCGCTCGAAGTGCGGGTGGGAGGTCCATGCAGTACTGCATCGTCAACATGAAGAAGATTTTCCAGTGCCTTCCATTCATGAAACATTGTCGAATGCACGTGTCCTTCAGAAACTTGTTGTCGTACATGCAATCGTCCAAGAGGAGGAAACATCCACAATTTTGTTTTCCCGCACTCACGAGCTTACGTTGACGCTCGATAGCCCTTTCGATGGCTTCTTTGTCGTAGTCGCCGTAAATGAACAGGTCTGGCACGTGTTTGCTGTAGTAGTGATTACCCTCTTCGGTGCCAGAGAGAACGATACCCGCTGGGAGATGTTTCTTGTAGTACAAGATGTCCGCCACGAGAGTGGATTTACCCGTGCCTCTCTTTCCGATGAAGACGCACACCTTGTCGTCCCCCATCGTTTCGGGTTTGAACTTCCGCAACTGAAGATTCATATCTACTACAGTGCACTTTTTTTGTTTCTCAAAATTTTACTCACTTATATCAGAGATGTCACTGAAGCTCGCAGCAACGGGTCTGGCCGACACGTGGTGCACAGGCCAACCCACGTTTTCGCATTTCCTGATGAATTTCAAGAGACACACAAAGTTTGCTCAAGAACGCGTGGAGACGCCGTTCGATGGGAAAGTGGACTTTGGCGAGGAAGTGTCCTGTCGAATTCCTCGAAACAAAGGCGACATCATACGAAACATGACGCTGAAGATTACGCTGAGCGACCCACAACCCGATGGATTGGCTGGGAACGACGTGTACTACCCACCCTCCGTGTGCACGCATCTGGTGGAGTGGGCCGACCTGATCATCGGTGGACAAACCATCCAACGCATCACTGGGGAGTACATATACATGCGTCAGCAGTTGTACAACAACGACGACGACGTGAAACAAGGCGTGTACTTTCTCACGGGACACGGCGATTTCCTGCGGTACCAAGGAAACAACACCTATTTCCTGGACTTGCCGTTTTATTATTACAGGAACCCGGCGTTGGCGATTCCCGTGTGTGCGCTCACGAAACAGGAGGTCGAGGTCCGAGTCAAGTTTCGCCCGTTGTCGCAGATGGTGTTCCTCGGCGCACCGGAAGGCACGACGGCGAACATCGTCAACCTGTCCTTAGACACCGATTTCGTGTTCATGACGCAAGATGAACGACGCTTCTTCCAGACCCGTCCAGTGGAGTACGTCATCACGCAGCTCCAACTCTCGCAGTTCGACATCAAGGATGGGGAAACCAAAAAATCCGTCATGCTCAACTTTAAACACCCCGTCAAGACGATGTACTTTGTGTCGCAAAACGAAAACGCCGTGGCACAAAACATTCCGACAAACTTTAACAACCTCGTCAACGTCGAGTTGCGGTTCAACGATAAAGTCGTCTTCAATCAAGGCACGAAGTTTTTACAATACGAACAACCACTCAAAGGACACGTCAACTCCCCGGTGGCGCAAGACACGACGACGAAGTTTTTCAACAGGGCCACTGGAACCCTGGAAGATTACGTCGTGCGTTCGCCGTTCGGCATGTACTCGTGGTCGATGTACCCAGAGCGCTCCTACCCCACAGGACAGGTCAACATGTCGCGCATCATTCACAAACTCCTCACGGTGGAGATTGCCCCTCTGTACGTGTCCGGCAAGAACGCGGTACGCGTGTACGCCGAAAACTACAACGTGCTGTGCATCGAACACGGGTTAGCTGGTCTAAGGTTTTAATCTACTCATATTAGTAGGAATGGCTGGACGAATTCAATTGGCCACCACAGGGCCTCAGGACCAGTTTTTCACATTGAATCCAGAGTACACCCACTTTAAAGAAAATTTTAGGAAACACTCCAACTTCAGCACGGAGTTCGTGGACGTCGAGGCGGACCAGGACGTGGATTTCGGGCGCACCGTGCGGTTCAGCGTGCCGAACAACGCCGGGGACCTCATACGCACGGTCAGTTTCAAGTTCACACTCCCAGGCCTCAATGAAACCAACGTGGGCTACATCGAGTCCGTGGGCCACGCCCTCATCGAGCGCGTGGACTTTCTCGTCGGAGGACAGGTGGTCCAGCGAGTGTCTTCGGATTGGTTAGAAATCTACGGCGAACATTACTACACGCAGACGAAACAGAACGCACTGTTCCAACTCACGGGCAAATACCCCGTGCGTTCGGCGGGTGTGCGTTCGAACAGCACCGCAGTTCTGGCCTACTTGGGGACGTCCACGAACGCGGTGGACTTTTACGTCGACGTGCCGTTTTATTTCCACCGAGAACCCTCACTGGCGTTCCCCCTGTGCGCCGTGTGCGACCAACAGGAGGTGGAGGTGGAAGTGACACTGCGCGACGTGGCCGACCTCGTCGTCGACGTCACCGATGGGAGTCTTCCAGTGGTATCACAGACACACAGTGTGTCCTCGTTCGTCATGCAATGCGAAATGGTGTTTTTGGACCCCATTGAAAAAATAAAGTTCAAAAACACCCCCAAAGACTACATCATCACCCAAAATCAACTCAACAGTTTTTTAGTGCCCAAGGGACAGGACGTATTCAAGTGTAAACTCGCCTTTACGAATCTCGTGAAAGAGTTGTATTTCGTCATTCAAAGCGAGGGTGCCCGTGTGTTCGACTACGACAACTATCGACAGACCGACCCCGACGGGAAGTTGGTGCAGTACGAACAGCTCAGACATTTGACACTGGCGCTCGACGGGGCCGAAGTCCTCACGGCCAAGACTGGTGGAGTGTTGTTCCTCAAGGCTGTGCAAGCGGCGATACATCACGCGAAGACTCAACTGATTCGAAGGTTTTACAGCTACAGCTTTGCCCTCGAACCCGAAAAGGCGCAACCCACGGGTCAGGTTAACTTCACCGTCATCAAAGACCAGAATCTCGAGCTCACCTTGAACAGGAATACGCTCCAGAATAGACAGCTTCGCGTGTACGCCAGGTCGTACAACGTCCTTCGCGTGGGTGGGGGAAACGCCCGAGTAATTTTCAACGTACAGTATTAATGAAGACTGGTTTCGGAGAATCTTCGGGGGGCTACGAAATGCGACAGGCCGAAGCCCTCGTGAACATCATCACCCCCGTCTTGGAAAAGAGTTTACTCCTCGCGTGCAAGTATTGCAACGCGTGTGGGCGTAAGACAGTCCTCGCACAAGACGTGGAATACGCTGCCAAATACTGTGCCATGAACACCGTGGGTCAGGATGTGGGGAGTGTTTTGCAACTCGAAGACGACGACTCGGGCGAGGACGAGGACGACATCGAGGTCGTCGACGATTGCGAACACGAATTCACGAGGTATGACGGCGAAGACCCCATTCTCCAGGGTGTCAACGCCGCGTACGACGCATGGGCGACGTGGGAGCCGATAATTCCCGTGGAAATAATGTTAAAAAATGCTATAGATGGTGGAAGTGGAGGGATGGGATTCTAGTGACACTTTCAAACCAATCTTAGATGACGATTCATCCTCGCCATCGACGTCCTCTGACGATGAAGAGGAGGAGGATGAGGAAATCCTATCCGCCCCCAGGGGAATGGAGGGAAGCGTTGTAAAATATAAAAAAATCATCCACGAAGAAGAACTCTTACCTGAATAATTTTTTTTTCTACACACATATTAACAAACACACTCACACGATGGCTGATATCATCGCGAACGACGAAAAGATGATGGTTGAACAACCGAAGCCGGCAGTGGCCAAGGCGCCTGCTGCTGTCGTGCAACCCCCCACAGCCGGCATCACTGAACGCGTGGCCGAGAGCATGGAAATGGTGTCCAAGCAACTCGAATCGCAGTCTCTCAACGCACTCACCAGTGGCTTTTTCTTCGCCGCGGCCCTCGCGTGGATGGATGTCTCCCGCTCCGTCATCGGTCAATTCATCAAGGGCAATAAGAACGGTGTCTTGCCGTTGACCTTGACGGCATTGGCCACCACCTTGTTGAGCATCTTGGTGTTCGTCATCATCACGTCCATCAGACCGAAGATTGAGCGCCCGCCGATGCCGGTGTACGCGGTTGTCGGCCGATAAACAACATGAGCAGAATGCCTACTAATATAATGAACCCAATGGGAACCCATTTATAGACGTCGAATTCCTCGACGTCTATGTGTGATTGCACCTCCACCGTCTCCTCCTTCGCGTCGTCATGGGAGAACCTCACCCGTGGGAGGTGTTCCAACCTGTCCGTGGAACACGTTATTTTAAATTTAAGAGAGTGGTCCCTGTTTCTAAAATCGTACGGCACCAGGCGCCCTTGGGACATGTAGAAGAAATCCACGCGCAACGTGTCCATGACTTTTTGTGGACCCGAGTAGAACTCGTGCACGATCGGGTCGTCCGCGCTCGTGAAGTCGATGTACTCCGCATCGCGACCTTGGACGTGCATCTTCCCCGTGTAAAACGGCGTGCCAGAGTACACGTGTTTCGTGAACTCATCGGAACCCGTCGAGAGACGCACGTACAACGCCGTCGGTCCCGAGAGGTCGACCGAACCCGACGACAGTTCGCACTGCACGTTGGACCCCACGTCCGTCGCCGTGAATCCCAACACGTCATGGGGGGTCGTGAGGTTCGTCACGTTGCTTTCGAATCCATTCGTACCAGTGCCGAATTCGAACGTGAAATGACTCGTGCCCTCGACGTTCGCAAAGTACAGGGTGTCTGTGAGTTCGACGTAATTCACGACGTCGACGTTCGACGTCGGCGGCGCCAACGCGCTCTGTAAAACATCAGCCAAAACCACGGCGTTGGCGTACGTTCGCACGGGCAGGGACACGTCCACGCCATCGACGGTGAAGGTTTTGTTGGTGTCGTCTATGAGATATCGAGACACCGGCACGCGCGCCGACACGAGTTCAATGCGTTCGACGTCGTACACGGGATTTTCCAACGCGATGACGTAGCTGTTGGCGTAGGCGTGGACCGCGGGGTCTCTCTGACTACTGTCAACATCCAAGGTGTAGACCTTCATTAAAATTAAGGCATATAATTTTAATGAGTGTTTTTTTCATCCATCGTCAAAGATTTAGCAAAAGCTTTGCGCGAACGGGTTGTTGGCCAACTGGCGTTTCGTCGCGTTCAAGCTCTCGTCCGTCGCGTACGGGTTCGCCTGACCCTTGTACGAGTTGAGCTTGTGGTAATCCGCATCCTTGTACTGCTGCATCCATCCACCAGAGATTGGGTTCACGCGACCGTCCATGCGCGTCGTGTCCGAACGCACGCTCGTCAACTTCCCCCCTTGTTTCAAGGCACTCTCTCTGACGTTCATGCGACCTGGGTTGCCCGCGCGGTTGGCCTGACCACGCTTATCTTCGGGCCTGAACCCGTACTCCATGAGGGTCTTGTTGTCCCGACCCTGCGCCGCCTTGACCGCGACGGAATTGACGTACGCCCCATGGAAGCTGTGAATCCCCGGCTGCGCGCGGTCGTTGAATTGGAACTGCGCATCCGACAGGTCGCTCTTGTTTCTCGTGGGCTCTTGTGCGATGGT